GAAGCTGTTTGGAATGGAGCAGCAGCAGCAGGAGCTGATGCACTTCGGACAAAATCATCATTATACATTGGCGCTGTTGCATCATACGCAGATTGTGTCATAGTAGGACCTGAACGTGTTCTTGCCAGTATTTCATCCCTTTTGATTATATCGAACCCATTGTTTCTTAATGCGTTTACAAGATTTGTAAAAGAATCATCATCTATAGAGCCTTCAAACGTATATATTTCATCAATAGGTGTATTATCCGCACGAGGCGGCATGTTGGCTATAAGATTTAGCATATCTTGAGGAGAAAGATACCCAGCAGAAGCAGCAGCAGAAGCAGCAGCAGAAGCAGCAGCAGCAACAACTTGTCCATTTTTACCTGAACTCTTCAGCCACGCATTTAAACTTTTTAATGTTCCTATAGTAACACGACCACAACTGGCGACAGCACTACTACAACGGGCGAAAAATCCTCTCGCTTTTTTAGCCGCACTATACATAACGGTTACTCCTTTATATGCAATTCCTATACAATTAGCTATCATAGCAAATTCAGATAATGATGTTAAGAACCTTGGTAAATTAGTTACAAATTCACCAGGACTTGTACTTAGAATACCAGTTACTGCTTGTCCAGCTTTAAATATAGTAAAATACCATATATTAATCATTTCCCATACTGCATTAACTTCATCTTGTCTTAAAGGATCACCTTTAAAAATTTCTTGCATCATTGTTCCATCTAAACTTTCAAAATATGAAACAATTGCTCCAGGCTGAGACAGTGCATTATATGCAGCTACTTCAAGTTGCAGTCTCTGTTCTGCAACAGCTGTTTGAAGAGAAGCAATTTCTGTAGCATAATTACGAAAGGCTCCTTGAAGACCCAAAGATAATTCACTAATGGTAATACATAACCCACCAGTAAATATGTCTTTTGGATTCGCACCCGGAATAATTGACAACAGTATTAACGCTATAAGCATAAATTTTTGACTATTCATATTAGTTATTAATATATCAATATAAAATTATATTAAAAACTGCGTAAATAAACATATTAATTAAAATCTAAATAAATAATTTCTTGTTAGCTAAAACAAATTGTTCCAGTTCATTAATATCTATTTCATTCATATTCACATGCGATTCCCAAAAATATCTGCAATACGCCCAAACAAACTCACAATCATTCCTATACCAATCGCTATGTTTTTCCAACAACTGCTCATTCAAGATTTTTGGCAACAATGCTAAACTATTTCTCGGCAAAACATAACATAATTGCACAATTTCTGACACCGGATTCTTCGGCTTACTCGTGACAAATTCCGTGCCAAATACCGGAACGTGTTTAATCAAATCTTGCAGCAACGGCGGATAATTATATTTATATCTCCATCTCCAATCCGGACAACCTGTTGTATAATATTTCATCGTCCATTCCAACCCTTCTAAATAATTAAGCGTAATGTCTTTTCTCTGTTGTTCAGTTGTATCCGTTTTAATTCCAAATAGCGCTCTATAATATCTGTTTTGCCAATACGGTTTAAACGGATTGATATATTTCTCTAAATCCCTTTCGTTTACTGGAGTTGACTCAAATTGTTTCAGCTTTTCTTCTGGACTGTCGTTCGCTACATTACGACTATGCCGAGAATTCCTATCACGTGCCTTATGCTCTGCGATAATGTATTGCTCTTCTAAACTGGATAGGAAAGAAACAACTTTACGCACATTCCCCCAATTAATTGTTTTACCATCCGTTAAGCATTCATGGGATGCGATTGTAGCCCTGTATGCATTTAGCATCTTATCAATGCCACCGGTGCGAATATTAATTGCAGGAAAGTGCGGCAAAAAATCATTCCCTAAAAAGAAACAAAGGAAAATATAATCGTACACCTTATTTGGATTTATCGTGTTCAACTTGGTAACAGTATCCAAATTAGAATTAGAAAATGGTTTATCGTTATTCATGTATTTAATAATGGTATCCGTTAGCTCAGGGATATCTAAAAAATAATCACAATCAGGCTCTAAATCACGATTAATAGATTGAATAAAATGTGGAGTTTCTCTGAATAAATAGATGTTGGGACATACAGGCAAATGATTAATTGAAAGCATAATAAGGTCAGCATCCAAACCGTAAATGACGGTCGTTTCACTCAAATGTTTTTCAGGATTTAAGCGAATGTAATCAAATAATTTATGCTCACCTTCACCGGCTTTGTTGCTGCCGTTGACAATAATATGTAATGATTGATTATCTACAGTGGATTTAGTAGCTACAGTAGAATAAGAAGCAAAATGCGAAGCAACCATTGAATTCAATTCAGACATAAATATGGTGCCGGGAGTGATAGCAGCAGTATTCCACGCATCAGGCTCCGCCTTTTTAAAAATATCACGAGTAATATTATTTTGATACCATGATTTGTAGCGACGGTTGCGCTGTTGTTCTAATTTGGCGACAGGAGCGACGCCATCAAACGCAATAATTACAGTTTTAGAAGGTTGAATTAAGTGAATATATGATTCAATTTTAGAAATAACGAGTCTTATGATACTGGTAGCAACTGATTCGGTTAATTTATCAAACGACATACGGCTGTAAGCATCATAAATAATGGAGTTGCAATCAAGATATAAATTATGAACTTTTAAAACATCTTTGTAATATTTTCTAATGATGTTGGGATGATTTTTAACAATATAAGAGAAATAGCTTGGAATGCCCATGTTATAATAATTTAAATATAATATAATAAGACGATATATGTTTAATATGTTTAACAAATGTTATAAGAGTAACAACCAAGACAAATAAAACGAATAAGGCAAATTTATGGGTAGGAGTTGATAAATAACATTCTTTAGAGAAAAACTGTTATATATAATATCTGTAAAATATAATACAATGACTGAAAGAACAAAGAAGGATGCTCCTAAGCGGGTATCCTCGGATATTATAGTTTTAATCGCAAAAAAGATGTTATTTTTCCAGGATATAATTCAGAAAACGATTTTGCATGTGCAGCGAAATAAAATGTTGGATATAGTGGGAATAAGTGAGGTAAATAATTGCATAAACACGCTATTTATATTAAGTAAAAAAATAAAGGAAATAAATGAAATACCGATAACAGTAAGCAATACAGACAACATCATAAATGTGTTGCAAAATATAAACAATGAACTATCCAGTTTGTTTAAAGTGTTTGGAACTGAGTCGTTTGAAGATTTGTTATGGATATGCTTTGGCAACAATTCAGTAAAAACATACGCAATATCTGATATGGAAATGGATAAATTTGAATTATTAAAGAAATATTTCCATCCGACAAGCTATAGACTATTAGGTCCAAAAAAAACAGATGCGGATACTGAAAAGGTGTGTGAAAAAGATAAAGATAAAGATAAAGAAAAGGAAGAAAAGATGGAAAAAATAAAACTGGATGATTGTTGTTTAACAGAGAAATCAAAAAATCTGGATATAGCGGAAATAAGTATTAAAGTTAAGTCGTTTCATTTAAAAGTATACGGAATCCAAATAATAGTGCATAATCCGCAACACAAAAAAAGTTTAATAATAACAGGAACAGTAGATGATATTATAATAGATCTATTAGAGAACAAATTTGTGAATTTAAAAATAAGAGCGATACAAGATAATGCTCCAAATTCCGGCGAATTTAAAAGCAATACATTTAGCAGATATATAGGATCATTAGGATTAAAGGATTATTTGATTTACGAACCACATGAGATATATTCAAAATACGCAGGATATTTAAGTAATTTAAATAATTTGCGTCAAAAAACGATAGCACATGTCGTAAAAGAATTTGTATCCAATGATTTATTTTTAAAGCGAATAACAATAATACAGTTATTAATTCAGTCGGATAAACCTGATAACCAGTATTTGTCTTATTTATTATATGATTTATTGTCTAATGATACAAATGGAAACGTGGATACACAAGAACAGATGACGCTATTTGATAGTTTCCCTTGGTCAATCAAGCAGCATTTTAAAGACGCAATGACACAAACGATAAAATATACAAACGATTTGACTAATTTTGACAGCCAAAAAATACCGCTGGAACAGCAAATTTGTCTGTTAAAGGCACCGGAATCAGTGAAAGAAAAGGCGATGCAAAAATTAAAGGAGGTTAAGGCAAAGACCGAAGATTCGGGTTCAAAGGCGAGACAATATTTGGATGGTTTATTAAAAATTCCTTTTTGTATTTACAAGAGAGAACCAATTTTAAATATGATGAACATCATCAAATCAGACTTTACCAAATTAGTGAAAACAACTTCAACAATAGATGTTTTGTTGAAGCTGGATGGGTTTGAAATAAAGGAAAATTACACAAATTTGGAAATTTTGAAATATTTGTCTCAATTGAGTCCAAAAACAAAGGGTAATAATAAAAATAATATAACACATAATTACGAAACAATTCATGCCGCAATATTAGGATTAAGTAAACCAGAATTACAGGCATTTGTCTCATTATTAAATGATGCAATTAAAACACGTAAATTAAAAAACAAGAAGCTAAGGGTTTCTAATAAAAACAAATTAGAGTTAATAACTGAAATATGTGAACTCATTAAGAGCATATGGGATACCAATATAGAGGTTAACAAGGAATTAATTAGAGAACTTTTTCTCTCATTGAACAAGAATAAAGATGAAAATAATAATAAAATTTTGGAAACAACATTAGCAACACAAATAACAATGCCTTTAGAACTGCAAACAAATATATCACAGATTGAAGAAAAATACAATGAAATAAATACATATATGAATAATGTCAAGTCCACATTAGACAAGTCGGTTTATGGTCACGAAAAAGCAAAGAAACATGTGGAAAGAATCATAGGTCAATGGGTAAATGGAAATGATAACACAGGCTACGTATTAGGATTTGAAGGTGCGCCTGGCATAGGCAAAACCACGTTAGCAAAAGGGTTAGCAAATTGTTTAAAGGATGCCGATGGTAATAGCAGGCCATTTTCTCTCATTGCAATAGGCGGAGACGCCAATTCATCCAGTTTAGTAGGTCATTCATATACTTATGTTGGATCAACATGGGGTCAAATAGTGCAAATACTGATGGATAAAAAGTGCATGAATCCAATAATATTGATTGACGAAGTAGATAAGATAAGTAAAACTGAACACGGAAAAGAGATAATAGGAATATTAACGCATTTATTAGACACAACGCAGAACGAATGCTTTCAAGATAAGTATTTTTCAGGAATAGAGTTGGATTTGTCAAAGGCGTTATTTATTTTGTCTTATAACGATGTGGAATCAATAGACAAAATATTATTAGACAGAGTGCACCGAATAAAATTTGATAGTTTGTCTATTGAAGATAAAATAGTGATATGTAATAATCACTTGCTTCCAGAAATATACAAAAAGATGGGATTGGATAATATGATAAACTTTACAGATGAAACATTAAAATTTCTTATAGAGGAATACACACTGGAGCCGGGTGTGCGAAAATTAAAGGAGAAACTATTTGAAATAATAGGTGAGCTCAATTTAGAGCTTTTAAAAACATGTTCTAATGATGAAGGAAGTAAAGATATAATTGAAATCCCGATAAAGATAACGGTAGATGATATCAAGACAAAGTATTTTAAAGATAAACGGGAAATACGAGTGCAAAAAATACATGAAGACAGTAAAGTAGGTGTTATAAATTGTTTATATGCAACAAGTTCGGGAAATTCAGGTATATTATCGGCAAGTGCAAAGTTTTGCCCGACGAATAAATTTTTAGAGTTAAAATTGACAGGATTGTTAGACCAAATGATGCAGGAGTCATTTCAAATATCTTTAACTTTAGCATATAGTTTATTGTCTGATGAGAGAAAAAAGGAATTAAGTGAATTATACAATGGTGTCCAAAAACAAGGTATACATTTGCATATGGGAGACGGATCAATTTCAAAAAGTGGAACAAGTGCAGGAATAGCGATAACATTATTGATGTATAGTTTGTTGAACAATGTAAAAATAAAAAACACATTCGCAGTGACAGGTGAGGCATCGGATTTAAATGGAAACGTGGGCGAAATAGGTGCATTAGCATACAAATTTCAAGGTGGTATAAAAGCAGGAGTAAAGAGTTTTATTTTTCCGAAGGACAATAAGAGAGATTATGATGATTTTATGAAGAAATACGGCAACACGAAATTGGTGGAGGGAATCAGTTTTAACCAAATTAGTCATATTAGCGAAGCAATTGAATTAATAATGGAATAAATATTAGACAATGAAATATTAGACAATGTACACTATTAGAGAAAATAGGCAAGTATTATTAATTTAATTTAATATATTAAATTAATATATGACAGAGATTTCTGCATTTGCAGCATTATCATTTTATTCACCATTGATACTTATGATAAGTATTTTATTATTTTCAATATTTTCATCAGCAACATATAAAGGTCTATTTTATATATTTTGTTTATTTTCTGCAACTGCATTAAGATATGTTGCAGTGGATTTCAGTGATAAACATTTTTTGGACCCAAATAATAAAAATCTGGTCCAGCCGGCATTAAATGGAATATGTAATGCAGGTATATTTTTTCCCACAACAGATAAGACATACAGTACATTTATTTTAATATTGTCGTTAACTTACTTTGTTGCACCTATGATAATAATAAGTAAACATAATAAAATAAACACGATTAATTATGCGGTTCTAACCTTTTTTATTACATATATTTGTTATGATTTTGGTATAAAATATTTATATGGTTGCGTAGGATTTTCGTCACAATTAATAGCAGACGTAATTTCTGCTATTGGGCTTGGAATATTAGTTGTAATGATTTTAATTTCAACAGGAAACACAAATGTATTATTTATTAATGAGTTAACAAGTAATAAAGAGGTTTGTACGAGACCATCCAAGCAACAATTTAAGTGCAGTTTATATAAAAATGGAGAAATAGTTGGCGCATCTATTACAGGCAAATAAAATTACATGTCAAAATGATTCAAGTTATTAATAACCCACATTCTAAGACTGCCTAATAGTCGTGTCCGATGAAATGAGTCTGTTAATAAATTCATATTCCCTTTTGTATTGAAATTTTTGGCAAAATTGTTAAAAGTTTCAACAATATTTCTTGATTTGTAATATTGGAGGTCGTCGTATTGAAATGGCTTAAGTTGTTTTCTTTTATTAACACAGTTATGAAAAACAAACAGTAAATTAATAAGGTCAGTTTTGGATTGAATATTACTCACTTTTACATTTGACCAAAATGTTTTTGAATGTTCTGAACAATCTGGACAAGGTAATAAATTGCAAATTTGTATTATATTATATATTAATTGCTTACCTATTATCGGATAACTATCTTCTTTTATTTTTTCGGCAAGCGTATGCATAAATAACCATGTTGGAGGACCCCATTGACTCGGAGACATACTTATAACTAAATAATACAAAATAAATTTAAAGATTAAATGTAAAGATAATATATTGATTACAAATATGGATAACAATAATTATAAATTAGCAGAAAATATTAATTTTTACGATGAATTATATAAATCATTAGACGATGACGAGACTGATACAGATGAGACAAAATTATGCCAAATTACTGGATTAGAATTAAAAGATAGATTTGTCACACTAAATTGTAAGCATGTCTTTAATTATGATGCAATTTATACTGAAATATGTAAACAGAAGTTTGAGTTTAAAACGTATACATCAGAAAGTTTATCATCCGCTGAATTAAAAGTGTGGCGGCAGCGTGGCTACGATTATTATATAAGATGTCCTTACTGTAGAAGTATACAATATGATTTATTACCATATTATGATGATATGCCACATGTACAGAAATATGGAGTAAATACTACGGATGTAGAATATCGTGTGATTGATAAGTCGTCACATATTACGAATAATGTTTACAATTCAGGTAATTATACTTATAAGGTTTATGGGTATATATTTAAAAAGGGTATTTGTCAAAAGATAACAGTAAATTCAGCAGGTAAAAATTTGCCATGTTATAATTCTTTTGTGAGCGAAGTAATTGGTACAGACAAAACATTTTGTCCTTGTCATATTAGGCAAGCTGCAAAGGATTATAAATTAGGTTTAAAACTGAAATCATTGGAAGACAAACAAAAGGCAAAAGAGGAGAAACAAAAGGCAAAAGAAGATAAAATTAATGCACTATTAGAATCAAAGACTGAGACAAAATTAAAATTAAAATCAAAACCAAAAACAAAAATAACAAATACAGTTATTTCTCAGACAACAGAGATATCAGAATTTATTCCTACGGAAACACAGCAATTATGCGTTGCTATATTGAAAACTGGATTAAGAACGGGACAAGAATGTGGAATAAAATCATACAGTGGAAATATGTGTAAACGTCATTCAAAATAATAATTACAATAATTATATAAAATTATAATATATTTAGTAATATATTATGATGAACACCGAGTTTTGGTATGTAATGGCTTTTTATGCATTATTGTCTTGTTTTTTGATGCCCATGGCGGGTCAATATTATTTGGGAGATAGTTCGGGATTAGAGAAGGGATATATTGCAGGAACAGTAGTATCAATGGCTTTATGGTTTGCTGTTGGTAAAAAATATGCAAATATGTAAATTATAGCGAAAATATATTAAATACAATAATTTAATATACTTAAAACTAATATTATATTTAATTAATGGAGACAGAAACTAAAATAATGAAAAGAGATACCCCTGCAACAACAGCAAAAGAAGAATTAATAAATAATATCAGAGAATGGATAAAAGTGGATAATGAAATAATTAAATTAAAAGCGGAGACAAAATTGTTGAACGCAAAACAAAAAGGTTTAACAGACTCTTTAGTAAAAATCATGAAGGGAAATTCTATTGATTGTTTTGATATTAATGGAGGCGCATTGATGTATAAACAAAAGAAAACCAAGAAAACAATTTCTGGTAAATTTCTGTTAACTGAACTGAAAAAATATTACAAAGAGCAGCCAGAAATGGCTGAAGAATTAACAAAACACTTATTAGATAACAGAGAAGAGACAGTAAAAGATGGGCTACATCGTAAAATAAATAAGTAACTAAAATAAATACATTAGAAACTAACTTAAAAAGTATTTAACAAATATATATATTTTTATGGAATATATATATTTACCTGAAACTAATTTAAATAATGAAACCGACATAGTCGTAGATTTAGACAACATAAATTTAGAAGGCGGATTACAATATATTTGTTATCATATATCATACATTGATAATTATCCTTTTTTGCAAATAATGTTACATTCCGTAGAAAAAGAATTAGTGTTGCCATTTATTACTATAAGCGACAATGATGAATGTACTATTGAAAATATTGCCGAGTTATTAATAAAAGACATTAAAAATAATTTAAAAACAATACACTGCGATGCATTAGACCTTACAGTTGACGCATATAAGGGTATATTTAGAGATACTGATGACAATATTTACGGCCTTGTAAATATAAGCGACTTAAATATTAAATACTTAAACCTATCTACTAAAACAAAACCATGGTTTGTATTACCAACTGAAATAATAAATATACATTCAGTGTGTAATATACCGGTTTCTGAAGATGTTATACAATTATTTACATATGAAATAACTAAATTAGCAGTATTGTATAAACCGAATCTACGTGACATATATTCTTCACCAGATGTAGTATACACAGGGACAGAATATAAGACAGCTGAATTACAAGCAATTTTTGGTCCTGAAAAAGATAATATATATAATATAGATGTTCCATATTATTCATTTTTTAATTTATTTAAATATGCCGTTTTACCGGGAGGTTGGATACATAGCTATGACAACATTGTTGATTTAACAGATGCAAGTTCTCCAACAGGTAAAATAATAGATAATAAATATGGCAGATACGTAAAAGGTGGTATAACCCGGTATGCATTATTTATGAAAAATGTGGTTCATATGGTTCATGATATATATGATATTAATGAGATTGTAAAATATGTATCTTCGGATTGTATTATAATACAATCGGATGCCAACCGAAATAACCCAAATGTATTAGTTAAAAGTTTTGAGCAATTTATCCCGTTATCATATCATATGTTAAATAAAGATACATTAGGTGAAAAATATGACAATAATAGACATGATAATTATGAGATAGTGTAAATATTATTATTTATTTCTTAAATAATATTATAATGAATACTAATGCTAATGCTATGAGTTCTAATATGCCTTTAAACCTAAATTTATTGCCAACTAAATCTACTGGTTCTATAACTGGGTTGCCTGACAGCCTAAGTGGAATAACTGTTTTTGGAATAACCGCATTAATAATATACGCTATTACAAAAATATTAAATTTTTATGACATTGGTTCAAATGTATATGGTTCTTATTTAACATTTTATATATTTTTATTAATAATAGTGTATAACACTCCAAGTCATCATATTATTTTTTAGTATCAATAAATGGCTTATATAAATATCAGTTTAATATTATATAATTAATATTTAAAAATAATATAATTAAATATTATATATGGGACCCATATTTAGTAAACTCAAATCAAATAAAAGCGAGAATTCAAATAATAATGTTTCAAAACAAGACGATAAATTAGAATCAATTAATGATATTGAAAATGAAAATGAGACAGTTATTGTTAATACAGAAGATACAAACTCAAATCCTACCGTTGTTCTTGAACCTACAGTAGAACCTACAGTAGAACCTACAGTTGAACCAGTTATACAAGATACAGTAGAACCCACAGTAGAACCCACAGTAGAACCTGAAGTAGAATTTGTAGTAGAACCCACAGTAGAACCAGTTATACAAGACACAGTAGAACCAGTTATACAAGACACAGTAGAACCAGTTATACAAGACACAGTAGAACCAGTTATACAAGACACAGTAGAACCAGTTATACAAGACACAGTAGAAACTATTGTTGAACCTACAGTAGAAGTAGTAGAAGTAGAACCACCCCTCACCATTGTAATTGAACCTATTGTAGAAGAAGACTCCGAAGAACCAGAACGAACAATTTCAAATGAATCAACTGATAAAGCAGCCAAACGAAAAAGAAGAAAGTGCAGACAAAAATATTAATACACTTTCTTTAAGTTCAATTTTACAATATATATAAAATTGAACTAAAGATACTACAATATAATATATATAAAACAATTTAAAGACACAAATGGAACGCCGTATTAATAAACGAATTGAATTATATGTTACAGATTTTAAAGATGATATTAGAAAAAAAGCAGAAACATTGGGATTAGTTAATGATTTAAACCTAAGTAACTTAGTCCAATATGTATACGATTACGAACGTTTATCGTTAACCAAAGAAGACTTTATGAAACGTAAACGTATTAAAAATGCAGTTCATTTGGCTGATAGATGTTGTGCAAAACGAGCAAGTAATGAACAATGCACACGACGAAAAAAGGAAGGATATGAATACTGTGGTACACATTTAAAAGGCACACCGCATGGTATTTGTTTAAATGGAGAAGACGACAAACCCCAAGGACAAAAAATTGAAGTTTGGGTTCAAGATATTCAAGGCATTGTTTATTATATTGATAAAAATAATAATGTATATCAAGCCGAAGACATTATTGTTAATAAAATAAATCCTAAAATTATTGCAAAATATGTTAAACAAGGAGAGACATATTCTATACCTGAATTTATTGTTTAGACGTAATTATTTTGTATGTATATTTTATATAATAATGAATAAAAGTTTATTGTTAAAAGCAATATCTGTAATACTTATTTTAATTATTTTTTACTGCGTTTATACAAATTCTAATATTTTACAAGAAGGACATGTTTCACGACCAGCTAAATGCAGCAGTATTAAAAATTGCAAGGATTGTGGAACAAAAGTAGCAAGTGATGACGGCATATGTTATTGGTGTAATGGAAAATGTGATTCTGTTGCTAATTACAGCACATATGCAGCAGGCAGTTGTAGCAGAGATGTAAATAATGCTACTTGCACTGCAACCGATTCTACAACTACATCCACAACATATCCAGGATATCCCGTATTAGTTGATATTCCTGCTGGAACAAAAATGTCACAACAACATAATCCTTTGTAAACTATAATCTTTCAAATAAAAAATTAATAAAATTTAATAAATTATAATATAATATTAAATTTTATATTATAATTACTATAAATATATGAACTATTTTAATGAAATAAGTATTTGGATATTAAGCAAATTATGTGATGTAATGGAATATGAAACAGAATAAATTATTTAATTGTCATGTATTCCTGGATAAACCAAATCATCCGAGTCAGTATATTTATTTGTTGCATGTTCTTCACTACTTAGTTCAGGTTCGTCGCTGCTAACATAAAAATAAGCATGTATTATATTATCACTATCACTATCATCGTTACTATCATTATTTTTGTTATTATTTAATTCCTTAATTTGGTTTATTACATTATTCATATTATTTTTTATTTCTGCCAAATATAAATCATACTTCATATTTCGCTCAATCATATATTCTCCTATAGCTATAAATACGTCAATACTTATTTCATTATCATCATCATAATTATGTGCTACTATGTTTGTTGACTCTTTTATTTCTTCTGATGCAATAAGCATGGATGTATTATGTTCATAATTTATATTTATATTTTTTTGAATAATATATTCTCTAATAATATATTCTCTAATATCAAAAAATGATTCCATACCAAGATCATTATCATACATCTCATCGTCTGCATCATAATTAATATCGGCATTTTTCATTATTATATTTGTGAATATATCCTATATAACATCAACTGATAATAATATTATAAAGTATAAAGTATAAAATAAAATATTAATAATATAATAATGAATTTAACTGACGTATTATTTGATATGTTTGATATGTCTATATTCCTTGATTTCAAATCTGTAATATTTGAAATGTTAGATATGTCTATTAATCATGATTTATATGTAGCATCATTTGATGAAACAAAATGGCTTATATTATCATCATGTTTATTTATAATACCGGCCATTTATAGTTATTATAATAATTTGTATATTTATTCATTAATATTGGTTTTAACAACGATTATATCTATTAATTTTTGGAGAGATGCGACATATTCATGGAGACGAATTATGGATCGTATTTTTGCAAAAATTGCTTTCATGTTTTTTTTTATAAATGGAATAATATATATTACTTATTTTCCTTTTATGATATTATCATATTTGGGTTTGGTTGCAACAATATGGTGTTATTATTTATCTAATAAATATTGTGGAAAAAATTCTATTTGGTGGAAATATCACGTTATTTTTCATTCAATTATCGCTTGTCTCCAATTATTAGTCATTAATAGTGTTGTTATGGGGACTCCGAATAATATATAATAAAACAACTTAAAGAGACTACTTCGTAGTGAAAGAAGATTCTACAGTAGCCGTATAATTGATATGTATATGAACCCCAAATAAAGGAAGGGTCGTAGGGGAACCTTGGTTCCCTACAAATTTTAAGTGAATGGAAAAAAAGGTTAATGAGTAAAAAAAATTGAATTGAAAGGAGTAAATGTGGAAAAAGTAATTGAAAGTAAAAAGTAATAAAGCGAAAAGCAATGTCATCATCATTAATTGTA